AACCGTATCAAGACGGAGTTGATGGCGAAAGTCGTCGGCCAAGGTCTTGACTTGGGTGAGGCATTCAGTGGATTACCACAGGCGATAAAGCTTGTGGCTGAGCGAGTGATCCAGGTAGTTTCTGCCTGGAATGCCGTTCGTTCTCGGAATTTCCGCAAAGCTGCGGACGTCCTTGGACTACGGAGGAGATGGACCGGAAAGCATTCTGCCGATGTTTGGCTAGAAATGCAATACGGCTGGCTCCCACTGCTGACAGACATCTTCGATGCCTCCAACGAGGTCATTGATCTGTTCGATTCTTCGAACGACAAGGACTTCTTTACTGTGACGCGTAGAGGTCAGGCACCTCTGGTTATGATACCAGATTCGCCTAGCCCTATTCAGTGGCAGTCTGTAAAACAGACAGCATCCGCCACCGTCATGGTTGAGAGCAAGATTCGATACATGGTGGCGGACGATTTCGTCGCCTACATGTCGAAACTCAGGGTGAATAATCCTGGGTATATCGCTTGGGCGGCCCTCCCATACAGCTTTGTGCTGGACTGGTTGGTGCCAATCGGCGATATGCTTGCTGCGTCTGGAGCCCACATCGGGCTGAACTTTAAGGGCGGCTACCAAACTACCGTTACTTACGGTGGAATGGCGGCTACGGCCTCGGGCTGGCGACAACAAATCGCTTGGCCTTTGGTCGACTCTGGCGGTAGCGCAAGTGCCAGTGCGAAAGCACTGTACATGCAACGGACAGGTTTCTTCACCTTTCCAATGCCCGCGCCATACGTCAAGTGGCCCTTCGGAAGTTTCGAGCGAGCAGCATCCGCTGTTTCGTTGATCGCAACTTCACGTAAGAGAGCCGTCATGTGACGGTTGTCTCTGTAACAGCACGGAAATGATTCCATGCCTCAACTGCAGTCTCTGGTCCTCACGGATCGGACCCCAGTGACGCCGGTCAATCTGACCTTCACCCCCCGCGAAATTTCGGCGGATGGTGTCGGAAAGGTGGCCAACAACACTGGTACCCCGCTCGGGGAACGGATCGTCAGCGTTTCCATGAGGAAACGCGGCGCTCGTTACAAGGGCGAAGTCCGGCTCACTTTGCCGGTCGTCCAGACTGAGACCATTAACGGTGTCAGTCGACCCGTGGTCGTCCGCACAGCGTATCTCACGCTGAACGCGGACTTCTCTGAGGCCTCCTCCCAGCAGGAGCGTGATGACGCCATCGGTCTGATGGCGTCGGCGCTCGGCACCGGGAAGGTCTTGGTGAACGATGCTCTCGTCAAGTGCGAGAGTGTGTACTGATGAGCGTTCTGCTCATTGGCACACTGGCGCTCGCCATGGGTGGCTTCGGCTATCTGTGGCTTGTCGCCAATGGGTGTACGGTCGTGCCTGAAGCTGTCATGCTTCTCAGCATTACCTGCCCTATTGGTTAGCCAATGCCGGCGGCAATTCCGCCGCCGGAGTGGACCACATTGCCCTAACGAGGAGATATCCCGTGGCAAAGAGAACCAAGCTATCAAGCTGGCTCACCTCCCCTGAGATCTTTGACTCCTTTGTCAGTGACCTCAATCATATCCTAGATTCAGACCGCAATCCAAAATCGGATTATCTCCGAAAGATGGTGTGGTCCAAGCTCTTGGATTCGAGGCACACGAAGGGGGCCGAAGAACGTCGTAGCCGGGCCATTTCCAAATGGCTCGACTGCGAAGTATCAAATCGGGCTACCAGTCAACGGTTATATCTTGCTGATGAAGAGGACGTCCTCCACGTGGAGAACGGCTTTCCAATCAGCGCCGTTGATGTGTTGCCAACCGCCAAACGCTTCATTCGTGAAGCGCTCGGAGACATCGTACCGTGGGACGAGCTGAGAGGCTCGTTTACCGGTGGAGCGTCTACCTCGATCAAAAGAGGTCTGGGAACAATTGCTCGGAAATACCAGACGGGAACAGACATCACAGAAGCGGCCATATGGCCGTTCCTGCGGCTGACAAAATCAGCCGTGTGGGCCCCGCGAGACTTTCGTCTCGTTAGGGGTAACGTGATGTTTACCGTGCCCAAGTCTTCCGAGATTGATCGGTGCGCCGCAAAGGAGCCCGATTACAACATGTATGCCCAAAAGGCTGTCGGCGACGCGATCCGCGTACGCCTAATGCGTGTTGGTATCAACCTCAATGATCAGACGTTAAACCAACGTCTGAGCAAGAAGGGTTCGATTGATGGCTCTTTAGCTACGATTGACCTTTCTTCTGCCAGTGACTCTGTCACGAAGCAGTTGGTGTTGATGCTTCTCCCCGACGACTGGTTTTACCTTATGGATGACTTGCGTTCGACGATCACTCTGATCGACGGCGTCGAGCACGAGAACGTAATGTTCTCGTCCATGGGTAACGCTTTTACGTTCGAACTAGAGTCCCTGATATTTTGGGGTATAGTCCGGGCGTGTGCGTATCTGTCGGGAGTTAAAGGGAAGATCTCCGTTTATGGGGACGACATCATCTGCCCTACGGGGCTGTATGATTTTGTAGTGTCGTCGCTGGAGTTTTGTGGCTTTCGGGTTAATCCCCAAAAGTCATTTCACGAAGGCCCATTCAGGGAATCGTGCGGTAAGCACTGGT